TGGAGATGGATGCTAATGACAACACAAAGTTGGCAAAGAATCCTTTTGGTACGACTACTGTTCCAACTGTTATCAGAGATAAAGATGGTAATGCCACTGACATTCGATCTGCAATTAACTTTGTTGGAGCTACAAAAGATGATGCTCATGTTGAAGGAAGATTTGGAGATTACTCAAAGAATCTGCCATCACAGTTCTTGTCGAAGCAGGGTCTTCCTCTTGTAAAACAGCAGTTGAAACTAGACTCACAGACAAGAGAAGATAGACTTGCAGACATTGAATCAATCAACAATCCTCTTGTAAAACGAAGAGCTCTTATTGACTTTGCTGATGAATGTGATCGAGCAGCAGTTGATCTGAAAGCAGCTCCAATTGCTGGTCAAAAGTATGCAGTGTTGCTGTCAGTTCCTTCGCTTAAAAATACAGAGGTTTTCTATCCGAATTTACCTACTGGAACAACAGTTGCTTTGGTTCGGTTCCCTCATGAAGGACCTTTCGAGATACCGATTTGTACTGTTAACAATAACAACAAAGAAGCTAAGTCCTTCATGAATCGTGCCAAAGATGCTATTGGTGTTAACCCGCATACAGCTTCTGAATTGAGTGGTGCAGACTTTGATGGTGATACGTGCATCGTCATTCCGATGACAAAGAAGAATGCAAATGGTGAGTTCGTTTCTTCTGTAAAGATTAAAGGTATTGGAACAGGAGCTCCTAAGCTTCCGCATCTGGATGGCTTTGATCCAACTGCTTCGTATGGTGTAGACAATCCGCGTTTCAGTAGTATGAAAGCAGTCGGTCCTGATGGAAAAGAACATCCGACGTATGCTTATTTCAAGACCACAAAAGCAAAGGGTATTGAGATGGGCAAGATCACCAATCTTATTACGGATATGTATGTAAAAGGTTGCAATGATCCGGATGAGTTGAGTAGGGCAACAAGATACGCCATGGTTGTCATTGATGCTCAGAAACATGAGCTCAACTATAAAGCAGCCAAAGAAGATCTTAAGATCAATGAACTCTACAAAAAGTATCAGGATAATCCGGGTGGTAAGCCTGGAGCATCGACACTCATCTCTCGTGCTAGTGCAGAGAAAGATGTGCCTGCAAGACAGGAATGGAGTGCGGATCGTGCTGGAGCTATTAACCCTATAACGGGTGAGAAAGTTTATACTCCCCCTAAGCGTACAACTGTAGATGCCCCGTATGTAGAAAAGGTGGAAGCCCCCTCCGACTATAGATACAAGGGCCGCCGGTCTAAATATTTAAGAAATCCTGATGGTTCCTATGTTGAGGCGACTTGGGATGGAGAAGTTAAGAAGAACGAAGATGGAAGCTATTACTATGACAGAGGGTCTGGTAAGACTAAGTGGGGGCATAAGGAAGTAGCCCGTACCACCAAAACTACCAGGATGGGCGACGCAAAGAATGCAGAAGAGCTGTACAGCAGGGATAAGACTGAGGTAGAGCAAGCTTATGCAACCTATGCTAACCATATGAAGACTCTAGCTAATCAAGCTCGTCTTGCTGCGATATCACCTTCTCTTCGTCAGGTTAAATCTCCTGAGGCAGCTAAGAAATACTCTAAGGAGGTCAAGGAATTAAAGGACGCCCTGGTAGAAGCACAGAAGAACTCCCCAAGAGAAAGACAAGCTCAGCTATTGGCAACATCTTTGGTCAACTCTATTGTAGATACAAATCCAGAATACTACAAAGAACCTGATCACAAGAAGAAGCTGAAAGCGCAAGAACTAGACTATGCCCGTAAGCAGACTGGTGCTGGTAAGAACCGTATCAAGTTTACAGAGAAACAGTGGGAAGCAATTAATGCAGGTGCTGTTAGTGATTCTATGCTTCAATCGTTGCTTGCAAATGCAGACAAAGATTCCTACATGTCGTTAGCATTGCCAAAAACAAATAAGATTAGTGATGCAAAACAAGCAAGAATTAAGTCTCTTTACAATGCAGGTTGGACACAAGAAGAAATTGCTGATGCAGTTGGTGTTTCTTCTTCAACTGTTTCAAATATTGTTAAGTAATTTGTGTTGAAAGGAATAAATTTATGAATGAAAATACAAAAGATCTTTGGATTACAACCGAAGATAATCCGTGGAACCCTTTCACACAATTTCAGCACTGGCTCAGTTGGGACCAGTCCCATGGTTATGATACCTGTGGGCGTCTCGATCGGTATGCAGGGACCTCAGATAACTTGACCGAAGTTGAGAACAACTATCGAATGGACCGCGCAATCGCTGATCTTGGAGAACAGGAACTCGCCCTAGGAGTAATCGGGGGTGAGCTTAGATACGTTTCAGCCTACAGAATTGTTACACCAAAAGATTGTGTGAACTTCTAATGATTAGAGCAATGGCAGGGTACTGGTAATGGTATGCTGTTGTTGCTCTATAAAAACAAAAAGTAATTAATTTATGAAATGAATTTCAATTTAAAATTAAATGTTTTTGTTTATTCATTCAGATACCTCTGGGACGGAAGTGATCGTGGTTTTAACCCATCGCTTAAACCTCCCCGGGGGGTCTGAAAATTTACACACCCCCTTTTATCGGCGCGTCGTTTGAAAAAATTCCGGGGGTGATTTTTAAGACAACTTTTTGATATTTTCGCAGGGGGTAAATGCTCTAATAAGTCTAAGAAGTTTGTGGTGAGCTTCTTATTTGTTCTTGTGCTCCTTTCTAATGTCGTTTACAGTCCTCCTAAGAGTTATTTACCCTCTGCGCAGGGGGTAAATGCTCTAATAAGTCTAAGAAGTTTGTGGTGAGCTTCTTATTTGTTCTTGTGCTCCTTTCTACTGACGTTTACAGTCCTCCTAAGAGTTATTTACCCTCTGCGCAGGGGGTAAATGCTCTAATAAGTCTAAGAAGTTTGTGGTGAGCTTCTTATTTGTTCTTGTGC